TTCATATGAGCCATTGTTATAATATATAATTAGATAAAATTAGATATTATTTTAAGATAATAAGAATTGTAAAAACAACTTAGTTACTGTATGCAAGACCACCCATACCACTCATAACGCGCAATACATTGTAGTTGGTAGCGTATACACGAACTTTGGCGGTTTGTGCACTACCGATGGCAGCAGCAGAAACAACCAATTGAAGAGTTGCGTTATCAATTCTACTGAAGTTACAGGTTCCAGATGGCTGATGTTCTTCAGGGCGAAGAGCGAAGGAATATACGTTAATTCCGGTATCTGGAGTTCTGGTGTGGTGTTGGAATGGCTGAACCAAATCGAAGTAGGTTCCTTCACGTTCACTGAATCGGTCTTGACCATTAAGCTGCAATTTAGCAGTAACAACTGGATTTTCACCCCAGCAGTGCATGTTAAGAGCAGTTTCAGCTAGAACGAATGCACCAGCATCACTAACACCGTTGGTTACACCGGCAGTGAAAGCAGCAGACAAGTCAGGTACTTGTAGTCCAGGAGCGGTTGCGTTGTTAGCTCCAGCATCATTGAACAATCCGTTTTGTCCAATAACAGCGGTGTTAGATTGTGCACCAGGATCAGCTGCACCAGTCAATTGGTGAGTGGAACTGAAAGCACGGATGGAATTTGGAAGAGCATCAACTGCGTCAGTGTAGTTGAATGGCTGTGCTCCCAAAGCTGCGTTAAGAACTTGACCAGCAACGAAAGAATCACAGTAACTTACGTTATCGTCAGGTTGAACAACCCATACCAATTCTTTACATGGGTGATTGAAGTTCAATTTAATTTTGTTGGATGAGGAACCGATGGATTCATCACCAGTGAATTGCAATTGTTCAATCAAGTATTCGTGTGGGTTTTGTGCCATACGTCTACGTTCATCGGTATCAAGGAAAATGTAATCAACGTAAAGAGATGCGGCAACCAAAGATTTGGAATAAGCATCGTTAGCTTTTACATTAACACCAGCAGTTCCACCGACTCTGCTTACAGCAAACAAACATTCATCCATTGGGCGCATTTCAATGGTGATTTTGACTTCGTGGTATTGCAATGCAATCAATGGCAATGCAAGTCCAGGGTTACGGCAGAACCAGAATTGTAGAGGAACATAAAGAGTAGTTTCAGGAAGAGCATTTCTTGGGGCACATACTGCTTCAGGAACAGAAGCGGCACCACAAGCGGTAGCAACATCAGCGAACAATGGGTCAGTCAAATAAGTAAGCTGAGTGGTGTTACCGATCATTTTGTTGTAACCAGATTCTTGTTCGGAAGTCAATGTCAATTGATTCCAGATGTGCATGAAGTCACCGTATTGACGGTCGATTCTTTGACCACCAATTTCGACTTCAACCATGGAGATAAGTTGTTCTCCAGGGCAGTCCAACCAACGTGCGAAGCATTTTCCTCCAGCAGGAGCATCTTTTTGGTTGATTTCAGGTAGAGTAACTTGTAAATAAGTTCTGTATGCAAGATCTCCATTTCTGGAAATAGTGCATTGTACACGGCGACCGAAATCGGCTTGACCGTTAAAAGTTTGTTCAATAGATTCCATAGCAAAGTTAGTGTGACGACGGTAAGTAACCTTCCAGAAAGTAATCTGTGGATTACCAGTAAGATAGACATCTTGAGCGCCATAGGCAACGAGCTGCATTAAACCACCTCCCATAGTTTATACTATTGCTAAAGAAAAAAAAATTTTAATAAATAAATAAATAAAAATTAATTTATTAAAAATTGGAGACTATGAAATTTTAGAAATATCAAAATTTGCAGTAACAAATCGTCTTAAATAATCATCTAAATAAACTTCTTTTTTACCTTCGTGATTTTTTTTAAAAACATATAAATTGTTCTTTTTATGGATGGTCCATCCATCTTCTAAAGCATTATATATAAAAGCCATTTTATGAAGAGTAATATTATCTATTTTATGTTGAACTAAATTATCAATTGGAATAGTATCAGTCATATTAGTTTAAAAAAAGAAACAAAAATTAATGAAATGACGAATAAATAAATTAAATAGAAAGTAGTATTATTATTTATAATTTATTAATATGCCAAATTTTAGGCCAAAATCATCCAAAAAAATATTAATAAATACCAAGGTGACGGCAACGTTAGACAGTAAACATAATGAAAAGATGAAATATTTTCAAGATATAAGTAATAATAAAATACCAAAAATAAAACAAGAAAGAAAAAAAATAAAAGAAAAAATAAAAAAATCAAAAAATTTGGAAGAACAGCTAAAAATGAAAGATAAATTAAAAAAATTAAAAGAAGATTTGAAAAAATTAAAAAAAGAGAAAAAAAACTATTTATTAGAAAATTCTAAATATATATTTGAATACTTTGAAAAAAAGAAAAATATTTCAAATGATGAGAAAAATAAAAAAAAGGTAGTTAATTCTTTTTTTAATAAAAAAGAAACATTAAAAAAAGAACCACAGGAATTAGAAAGTAATATAAATAAATATATGGTAAATTTGGATGATTCATATTTAGATATAAATAATTATGTAATAAATTTTGAGCTGTGTCATTGTGGAGGAGAATTAGTGCCAGTAGAATATGAAGGATTAATAATATGTAATAAATGTAGTTTACAAAAACAGTATTTAATAGAACATGAAAAACCATCATATAAAGAGCCTCCTAAAGAAGTATGTTTTTATGCTTATAAAAGAATAAATCATTTTAGAGAAATATTAGCACAATTTCAAGCTAAAGAAACAACACAAATACCAGATGAAGTTCTAGAAAATATTAAAAATCAAATAAAAAAAGAAAGAATATCTTTAAAGCAAATAACAAATAAAAAAGCAAAAGATATATTAAAAAAATTAGGATATAATAAATATTATGAACATATACCATTTATTAAAGATAAATTAGGTATAAAACCACCAGTAATGTCGCCGGAATTAGAAGATAAATTATGTAATTTATTTATGGAAATACAGAAACCATATTCATCACATTGTCCGGATGATAGAGTTAATTTTTTGAATTATTATTATGTATTATATAAGATGTGTGAATTATTGGATGAAAGAGAATTTTTACCATTTTTTCCAATGTTAAAAGACCCAATAAAAAGAATAGAACAAGATGAAATATGGAAAAAAATATGTAAAGAATTAAATTGGGAATTTATACCAACAATTTAATAAAATATTAATAATATTTATATGGAAGAAAATTTAAAGCATCCGGACCATCCTAAATTTGAACCAGGAAAATGGAATAGTAAATTTATAAAAAAAAGTCATAATTGTTATGCATATGCAATGAATACTATTAAACCAAAATATGTAGAAGATTGTATAAATTATAAAAAAAAATCAAAGAAAAATAAACTAAAAATAATGAAGGAATTAAAAAATAAATATTCAGATGTATATGATACGTGGGATTGGTATTTATCAAGTATGGATCAATATAAAGATAGATTTTGTCCATATGTAAGACCTCAATTGGGAGTATATTCGGGGTCAGTATGGAATTATTATAAATCTTTTTCTGATTTAACAACTAAAAATGTAGAGATAATGTTTAATAAAGATAATCCAAAAATAAAGAAATTAAAAAAAAATCAAAAATGTCCTTATGGTTATTATAAAATATTTGTAATGATATGGAAATCAAGAGATAAAAATATAAAAGAAGGAGATTATCATTTTATCAGACAGGATAAAAGTGGAAAATGGAGTCATAAAAATGGTCCAGAACCAGTTAAATTATTAAGAGAAAAAGACCCGTATGAATATATTAAAAATGAAAGGATAAAAAATAAAGATTTATCGTACGGCATATGTGGATATTATGCTGTTCCAATAAAAGGAAAAAAGAATTTGGGAAGTTTTTATATTGAATAAATAATAATTAAATATTGAAATTATTATTTATTTACATACGTGGGAAACCAACTAAATTTGCACCGATACCGAATCCAGCACCAGATCGTGCACTTACAGCCATACTAGGTACATATGTATCCAATATGGAGAAAGTAGCAGCAGCAGTTAATGCAATCAATAATACTTCATCCATGTTAAGGGATTTCTTTGGGATAGCGTAAGCTGCGATAGCAACCATAATACCTTCTACAAGGTATTTAACAACACGTCTGACTAGTTCGCCAAGATCAATCATATCGCCTAATTTACCGAGCATATTTATACTAAATAAGAAGAAAAAAAATAAACATTAATTTTATTAAAACTTAAATAAATAGTTTAATATAAAAATATAAATGAGTGAATTGGCGTTTGAAAGAAAATTAACTAGCGATGGTAAAGTAAATCCTAAATATATTGATTTATTGGATGAAGATAAACCTATTTCTGGACAAAAATTTGTATGTGTAAGTTTTGTTTCTCCTGAAAGAATTTTAAAAGATAAAAATAGATTTTTCTTTAAAGAATTCCTAAAATATTATGATTTTACTAAATCAATCAAAAAATTTGAACAATATATGAATTTTTTAGGATATAAATATAATATTGAAGTAAATGATTTGATGAGTGATTTTCATGAATTTTTAAATAATGAAAAAGAAGAAATAACTATGAATACAGTAGATGATGAATATAAAAATTTTATGGATGCGAATGAGGAGCGTTTAACTGATGAATTCGGAAAAACCTATGATTTTCAAACATCAGTAAGAGGATTAAAAATTAGAGGTAGTTATTCTACTCAAGAAGAAGCAGAATTAAGATGTAAAATGTTAAGAGAAGTAGATCCAAATCATAATGTATATGTAGGGCCTGTAGGTATGTGGATGCCTTGGGATCCAGACGCATATAAAACAGGAAAAGTTGAATATTTGGAAGAAGAATTAAATCAATTAATGAGTGAAAAAATTAAAAATGAAGAAAAAGCAAAACAAGAATTTGATAAAAGAGTAATGGAAACAAAGAAACAAGCAATTGAAGAAAATGTTAAATTAGCTAAAGAAAGTGGAAATAAATTAACTCAAAATATAGATAAAGAAGGTAATTTAATAGGTGTAAATAACACTATAGAAGAAAGCTTAACTACAAATAGTAATAAAGAAGTTACATCCGCTGATATAAGAAAGGAATTATTTGAAGGTGATAATATAATAACAAAAAGTAAAGATAATAAATTTGATGCTGAAAAATATCTTAATAATAGGAAAAAATAAATTATTTATTTGAAAAATAAATCCATATTCTTTCGTGTAAATAATAAATAATTAATTTTCCAATAAATTCTAAAAATCCAATTTTAATTGATATTGAATAATCACCGGTTACAAAAAATGCAACTAATATTGTAAATATAGTAGATGAAATGCGATAGGTCAAAGCTTTAAAAAAGGTATCAGTATGAATCATTAAATTAGACATAATATACTTTGTAGAAATAATAAAATTGATATAAAATAATATATATATTTTATATTAATATAAATGAATATTGAAACCATGGACAATACAAAGACAGAAAAAGTAAACAATATAAATGAAGAACAAATAATAGAAAAGAAACTAAAGAAGAAAAAAAAAAAGAAAAGCAATAGATGTTCTTTAGAAGGTTGTAATAAAAAATTAACTTGGTCTGATTTGCCTTGTAAATGTAATTTAAAGTTTTGTTCGAAACATAGATTACCACATCAACATAATTGTTGTTTAAAAGTAGAAGTAAATAAAGATATGTTAATGAATATAGGAGGAGGTATATTTCAAAAAGTAACAACAATTTAAATATATGATTTTATATTTTATAAATATATGAATTACAATAAAAATATGGCTATGTCAATGTACATAGATAATACAAGAAGAAATAGTAATCCTATAAATATACCATCTAGAAAACCAAATATATGGATACCAAATGATAAAATAAAAAAATGTTTTAAGTGTAATGTAGAATTTGGTTTATTAACAAGAAAACATCATTGTAGAATATGTGGTAGAATTTTTTGTTCCAATTGTTCAAAATGGAATGTAAAAAAAAATGAATTTATATTATCTACATCACCGCCGGAATCTTTTTTTAAAACATTACACGAGACAGTTTTTGATAAAAACGATTTAAAAACTTGTTTAGATTGTAATAAACAAGTTAAAATTACATTTCATTGTAAAGACTTATTGACATTATTTATTAATTTACCTGTTACCATAAATGAACTATTAAGTTTTAGAACAGTAAATAAGAAATGGGCTGAAAACATTAATTATATAATAAGTATTTATCGTAGTATTCAATATAAATTACCAAGAGAAAAATATACAAATATAGAAAAACAATTTTTATGGACACATAGATATGAATTTAAAGGGCATTATAATTGGATAACAAAATGTTTAACAACAAATAATGATAAATCATTATCGGATATAAATAAATTAATTGAATATTATAATAATCCTACAAAACCTACGTATATTTGTAATAGTATATTATGTAATTCAATATGTAAAAATAGTTGTAATGCCGAAAATATATTAGAAATGGCATTTTATATCGATTTAAATAAATATGAATGTATTGAAGATTATATAATAACTTTATTAAAACAAAAAAATGAAGATTTTTATAGATTATTAATGCCCTGGTTGGTAGAATTATCAAAAAAATATATAAAAATAGGTCAGTTTATATCGATCCAATGTGCAATATCTCCTGAAATGTTTTATTCATTTTATTTTGAAACAAAATATTATATTAATACATTAAATAATGAAGATAATAAAAATTTAAGAAGTATGATGGATACAATAAATAGATGTAGTCCTCCTGAATTTATAAATGATATAAGAAAAACAGAAGAATTAATAAAATTAGTTAATTTGTTATTACAATCACCAAAATCACAAAGAAAAGATATAGTAACCGATTGGTTTATACAAAATGGAGAAGCAAAATTACCTTGGTTTCCTCATTATAAATGTATAAATATAGATGTAGATAATATAAAACAAATAAATTCTGCTACAAAACCATATATTATTCCACTAAAAATAATAACTAATTATAGAAATATCAAAATAAAAAGTATTTTGGTGAAAAATGAAGATTTAAGAAAAGATAAACTAACAATGTATATATCTAAATGGTTAAAATATATATGTAATGATTTGATAGTATCTACATATAACATACTTCCATACACTGAAAATTATGGATGGATTGAAATAATTGAAAATGCAATAACTTTGTATGATATAAAACATAAACAAAATACGACTTTGCAAAATTATATAATGGACTTAAATCCTAAAAGAACAATTGAAGAATTAAGAAATAGTTTTATAAATACGTGTGTATCATCTTGTGTATTGTGTTATATGTTAGGAGTAGGTGATAGACATACTGAAAATATTATTATAAATAAATATGGCGAATTAGTTCATATAGATTTTAGTTATATAATGGGAGAAGACCCAAAAAATATAGAAGTAGAAATGAAAATTACACCTGATATGTTACAAATGTTAGGTGGTAAAAATTCTAAACATTTTCAAATATTTAAAAAATATTGTTCTCATATTTATAAAATAATAAGAAAACGTTCTTCTTTATGGTATATGTTATTAACCTTTTTAGCTTTTAATAAACCAGAAATATATCCATATTATAATAATTATAAATTTATAAAAAATTATGTTATAAAAAAATTAATACCAGGTGAATTTGATGAAGAAGGTTCAATGCAAATTAAAGAAATAGTGGAAAAATCATCAAATTCATCTATGTTAGAACAAATATCCGATTTTACACATATTATTAGTAATAAAGTAAAGAATGTTACTTATTTCTTACCATTTACCAGTTAAATATTTAAAAAATATATATAAATATTTAATAATAATTAAATTTATATGTATACATATACAAATTATGTAATTATTTATTTTTATTTTTTGGCCATATATTCAACTATAACAATATATAATGTATATGATTTTTATTTAAATTTAATGTATTCAAAATATAAATCATATAATAATGAAAAAAAACAATATATTATTAAAAATACTATGAAATCAGGTGCATTGTATGGATTATCAATTATATCTCCTCCAATAATATATTCTTTGATTATAAATGATAATTATTATAATTATAATTTAATTATTCAAATAGGAGCAATAATATATACAATTAATGATACTGTTGCTTTGTATAAGGTAAAAAAATTAAGTAATAGTACAAAATATCATCATATAATAACAACATTATTTGGTATAATAAGTATATTTACAGATTTTTATAGTAATAATGTTGCAAAATTATTATTTTTATATTGTATTTCAGCTTGTTTTACATATAATGTAAATTTATTTATGGGAATGAGATTTTTATTACCAAAAAAAGATTTAATTACACTACAGAAAAAATGTTTATATTCATATACTATTTCTTGTACATTAAATTGGGGATATCATATATATTATCTTTTTTCAAATAACTATACAACATCGTTAATAATATATTATCTATTAATAAGTGTATTAATATATGATGATGTAAAACTTATAAAATGGTTATACAATTATGATTTAAATAAATATGATTGATTGTCATTTATTGTTTTAACTGCTAATTTATCTGCTCCATCATTACCTAATGAATAAAAATCTGTTTTACCTGTATGTGCTTTTATATGTTTAAAATTAATATTATTTTTATGTTTATATAAATAATATGCTTTCTTAACTAAATCCATATTTGGAATTGGTTTCTTCTTTATCCAACAACTTTTTTCACATTTTTCACCGTATGTTGTAGCACATCTAATTGCATATATAGAATCTGTACATATAGTAATATTTTCATTTAATTGATTATTCGATTCTAATATTTTATAAGCTTTTATAATAGCAGTTAATTCTGCTACTTGGTTTGTTTGTTTTCCTATTATTAATTCACTGGCATTTCTTGAATCATTTTCATTAAAATATACAGCCCATGAAGCAATTGCGTTAGGTTTACCATTATTTTGACAAGCGCCATCAGTGAATACAAACAAATTAGATCTGACTGATATTGGTTCATCTTTTTTTTTATTAACTATATTAGTTTTTTTTTTTGGTTTGAAAAATTCAGCTATTTCTTTTTGCATATATATCTAAAAATATATATAATTAAATTATTTCAATTATATATATAAAATGTCTGCCGAAGAAATTGTATGGCAAATAAATGATTTAAGAAAAGAAATATTTTCTTGGTTAAGAAAAGAACCAAAATTTAGATGTACTAATTGTTATACTGTTGTTATATGGGATAAAAAGGTAAAAGAATTTATTAATGTAACTTGGGGTGATTATAGTCAATATGGTCCTACAATATATTGCGTAGATTGTTGGGGAACAATGTTACCAGGACCTCCGTGTAGTGTTTCATAAATATTTTTACGCATTTTTAGCATAGACACAGCATTATTTTTCTCTCCCTTTTAAAAATCGGAATCTATATTTTTATGGGAGTAAAAAGTTATGTAACAAAAAAATTCTTATTTATAACATATAAATATGATTATGTTATAAATTATTCTTTAGATTCTACTACTCCACCTTGATTATCTGGATCAGGACCAGATATAGGTAAATACAAACGAGGATGACTGTTAGGTTGCCCCGGATGATTTCCTTGCCAAGCACCATCTCTATAATTTAATCCACCATGCCATCGTGTGTTTCGTATTTGTTGTCCTTTACCATTGGTAAGCATTCTAACAGGATTACCTTGGTCATCATTATTTTCAGGGTCATCTTCCCATATTAATGGACTGCATTTTGGACAAGTCATATCATACCAGTAATAATTTTTCCATCTTCCTTCTTGTATGTCTTTTTCTTGTCTTTCAATATTAACTTGTTCTTCTGTTTTCCCATCTATAACCACTTCGTGTCTTCTAGTTTTTCTTCGTCTTAAGCATTCTTTATTATCAATAACATCTAAACCATATTGATATTTTTTAAATCGTCCACAATCTTCCCATTTAGCTTTGTAATTACATTTTGGACATAGACTTTTTCCTGGTTCACTGTTATAATTAAGAGAAAAATGTTCAACAGTATCATTCCATACTCCCCATTTAGTTTGCATTCCAAATGCGGATGGATATGCGTTGAGTTGATCATCTATTGCATCATATTGCAATACATCGGTGCGAAAATCTTCTTGTCTTTGTGGTCCTACTTTATTACAACTATGACACATCCAATAGTTATTTTGACAATCTTGACACACCCAAGCATTTTCATAATCCATCGTCCAAAATTCAGGACCATGATTTGCATCTGCTTCCTCCTCGCTACCGCATATATCACAAGTAAAATAATCCAACATACTACTGCCATCATTTGATTCATCACTACCACTTTCATTAGAAATTAATGTATCATAATATTGATCATCACCGTGTTGTTCTCTTAATAAATCCATAGTAGCTTTGTTTGGTTCTCCTCTACACATTGGACATTTTCTTATATTTCTGTCAATTAATTGTTGATAACAATCTCCGTGAAATTGATGTCTATTACAATAGTTCTTTAAATTGCCTACTAAATTTTCCATACAAATACCACATTCATCACCGTGTTCATGTTTCCTTTTATAATCTGTTATTTTCTTTTGTTTTTTAGTTTTCTTTTTACTACTACCACTACTACTACTACCTAATGTATAACCTTTACCCGGAAATTTTTTATCATCATCATCATCTTTTTTTCTTTTACCTCTGCCTCTTTTTTTTCGTGTTCGTCTTTTGCCACCTTTTTTTATAGCACCAACAGATTTTAAATATTCCATAGCTTGTTCTTTTGTTGGAAATGCTGGAGGAAGCATACTTTCTAATTTTTTTTTAGCTTTTGATATTTTTCTTCTTTTTTGACCAGGTGTTAAAGGTTCATATGATGGTAATTCTAAAGGTATTAATTTTTTATTTTCTCCAAAAAACGGTCCAGGATTTGAAACAATATCTGCTTGAAACTTATTATTATCAATACGTGGTTCGTAACTTTTTAAATCATTTAATTTTTCTACAGTAGTACTCCCATCACTATCCCATTTTATTTTTGCTTTATTATTTTTTAATTTATTTGTAATTACTCCATAAAAAGGTTTTTTTCCAATACGATTACCTTTTTCATCTTCGATTGGAAATTCTCCAGATATTCTTGAACCAATCTTAAATTTTGGAACATATTTTCTTTTACCACCACCTTTTTTATTTTTGGACATACATTCTAAAGCTTGTTCTGCTTCAATAACGTGTTCTTCCATTAATTTTAAATTAACTTTACCATTATTAGTATATGGAGATTCTTGAATAGTCCATTTTTCAAATTCTTGAGTAGGAATATCAATTTTTTTAGCGGCTTCTATAAGTTTTTTTTTATATTGTTCAAATAAGGTTTTTTTACTTATTTCATCATTATCAGTTGGTAACTTTTGATACTTTTTATTATTATTATTAGAAGAGAACCAAGAAAAAAATCCTTTTCCCTTTTTTTTACGCGTTCTTCTACGACGTTTACCACCTTTATGTAATTTAATACTTCTCTTTTTTTTACAATTAAAATTACTGCGCTTAAATCCCTTACCTTGAATAACAGATTTTGTACAAATACCAATAGCACTATATTTTTTAGATTTAGTTTTTTTTCGAACTTTTTGAATACAACTACAAAATTTTTTTGCTAGTATTTTATTAGCGGCTTTTTTTATTTTTTTTCGTGTTTTTGGAACTTTTTTTTTATAAAATTTTAATATTTTTTTGTAATCTTTATTAGTTAATTGTTTCATTGTATATATTTACCATTTATTTTTTTTAACATTAATTCTAGGTCCTTTTTTCTTGAATGAATTAGGGTCATATTGGTCATCTTCATCATCATCACTTCCTAAATCTTTGGATAATTCCCAAAATTCTTTTGAACCTAGTTTAAATTCGCCGTGTCCACTAGCTTTATACCAAAAGATTTGGTCTTCTAATTTATTAGATTTTGCATTATTACTAATAACCAAACATTCATAATTTTCAGTGCATTGATCCATAACTTGACAAAAAGATTCAAAAGTAGTAAACATACCGGCATAATTTTCATAAATACGTTTTCTATTAGTTAAATAAGGTTCACGTAAAATGAAAGTATAATCAATATTTGTTCTTAAATTGGGAGGAACACCTAGTGGATATTGCATAGTAATAACAAGCATAATTTTCCAATGTCTACCATTCATGAAAAGAAGACGCATTAATTTTTCACGAGCCCAACTATTATCATATAAACAATCATCTAATATAACAAAAGCACGGGGGTCAATATTACTTTTGCCATAATTATCCATTTCTTTTTTCATTTGTTTCATAACCATTTTTTGTCTTTTTAATATATTTTCAATGATAGCAGCATTATATTCATCGTGAATGAATAATTTTGGAACAATTTTACCATAAAAACCATTACCAGCTTCAGTTCCAGAAATAACAGTTCCAATAGGGATATCTTGATGATAATATAGTAAATCTCTTACTAAAAATGATTTACCGGTATCACGACGACCAATTAAAACAATAACAGGACCTTGATTTTCACTAGGCTTAAAAGTAATATTTCTCATATCAAATTTTTTTAGTTCTAAATTCATATAAATTAATAAATGGAAAAATATATGAATATTTAACTTAAATAATAATAAGTTAAATATTGATAAAAATATTATATATATTAGCTATTACAATGTTTGTCGTATCTTATACAAAAAGGCGAAATTTAGAATTATTTAAGAGTTTAGATGAAAATTATGGAATATATAATTTACAGAACTATTTACCTATATATAACAAATTTTTCAAATTGACTGATAATAATTATAATTCAATTAATTTGAATAATAAATATCACTTATATGATATTATAGAAAGAAATAATAACATATTTGATACAATATTAAAAGATGCAAGTGATAATGAAATAAAAAGAAAATCATTTTTTAAATTTTCACCATTATTAGATCCAGTGAAATATATGGTAGGTAAATATAAGCATATAAAAAAAGAAAAATTAGAGATGCTTCCTAAATTAAATAATATAAATAATTTATCAAAGAAAAAAATAGATGAAAATAATGCAGCATATATAGATGGTTTTTTTTCTTATTTAAGCAGTATGGTTTTACATAAACATAAATTTTATAATGGAATAGATTATTATGGTTCATTTTTAGGAGTTCAAGAAAATCACGAAATAAATATATTTGATGATTTAGAATATTTATACGAGTCAAAGTATTTTCATAATAATAATAATGAATTATTTAAAACAGAAGAAATAGATGAGGAATTATTAGATGATGATACGAGAGGAAATAGAAAAAAAATAAAAGTGAATTCAAATGATACAATAAATATTAATTGTGAAGAAATAAGCAATGAAATGTTTGAAGGAGTGTTTGAATTAACAGAAGAAAATTTAAAATTACACGATAATTCTAAAATAGCTGTAGTAGTAGATATAAGCAGAAATGTTCAAGCGGAATCCCAACATACAGAATCAACTTGTTCTTCAAGAAGTTCAAACACAGACGAGGAAAATGAAGAGGAAGATGAATCATCATCAAGTGAATTGATAAGTTGTTCAAATTCAGAAATGTCAGGATATTCATCTTATTCAAGTGATACAGAAATAATAAAAGCTGATATTTATAATTTTCCAGTAAATATAATAAGTTTAGAATTATTAGACAATACTATGGATTCATTATTAGATAAAGAAGAAGATGAAGAATTGGATGATAATGAATGGAAATCGTGTTTGTTTCAAATAATAATTTCATTATTAACCTATCAAAAGATGTTTAATTTAACACATAATGATTTACATTCGAATAATATAATGTATAAAGAAACAGATAAAAAATATTTGTATTATAGATGGAATAATAAAACATATAAAGTTCCAACATATGGAAGAATATTTAAAATAATAGATTTTGGTAGAGCAATATATAATCACAGTGGTAAAATATTTTGTAGTGATAGTTTTAATACAGATGGAGATGCAAGTTCACAATATAATTGCGAACCATATTATAATAAAAATAAAAAAATATTAGAACCAAATAAAAGTTTTGATTTATGTAGATTAGCTTGTTCATTATATGATTATTTTTTTGAAAATGCTATACCAACTAAAGAAGAATTAGAAGATCCGATAGCACAACTTATATTAAAATGGACAAGGGATGATAAAGGAAGAAATATTTTATATAAAAAAAATGGGGAAGAAAGATATCCGGAATTTAAATTATATAAAATGATAGTAAGAACAGTGCACAATCATACTCCTGAAAATGAGATTAATAATTTAATGTTTGACGAATATATAATACCAAGTAAGAAAGCAAAAAAGAAGCCTGTATTTAATTTAGATACAGTGCCATCATATGTATAATATTATAAGTATATCATTATAATATTATTTATATATTTATATGATGAATTGTAAGAAAGATGATTTAGGTGGAGTAAAAGATTTGGGTGTATCTGTTAAAAATAGAAAATTATTATTTTATGGTATTTGTATTTGGATAAGATTAGGGTTAGTTTATATTGCATATATTTTAAGAAAAAAAGTATGGTTTCCATATTTAGTACTAGGAATAGGTTTGTTTTCATTATATAAAGTTAAATTTGATAAAGATGAATGTGTATGGTGGTCAAGAAAAATGCATCAAATAATATTATGTATAATTTTACTAGCTTCTATATATCAAGTTATTTCAAAAGATAAAAGACCTATAATATCAATACTAATATTAATTGATTTGATATTAGGATTAGGGTCATCTTTTATTTTAAAGTGGCGTTAAATAATTATTATTAGGTATGTAATATTTCTTTAGAGGCTCTAATACCAGATAATATGGCTGCCTCAACTGTTTCAGTTACATAACTAGAAGTATCAACACCAGCAAAATGTATCTTTTTAAAAGGTTTTCCTAATTTTGTAAAATCACTCATTTTTCCATTTTTAATAGGTTGTGCGTGAGCAGCACCCATGGTAAATGGGTCTATATACCATCTTGTAACATATATATGAGTAGGTTCAGGAATATCATTTCCAAAAATTTTTTTTAAAATATTCATAGCAATATTTTTTAATTCAGTATCACTTTTAAGCACATAATTAATATTGGGTCCGGATAAATTAGTATATAAATATTTTTTACCAGAAACATTTTGCCATTGTGAACATAATCCTCTATGTTTTAAATTAGCATAATGAAATACGGATTTTTTTTGATCCCAAAATATTTTTGGAAATTTTAAATATATTTTTTCGTGTGAACCAGTAAATATATTATCTAATATTTTTAATTTATATTTTGGTAATGGAGGATTAAATTTAATAGATTTTTTTTTTAAAACACCTACAGGAATAGTTGAAATAAGATATTTAGATTTATAATATTTTCCACATTTAGTTTTCACTGTAACATAATTATTATCTTGATTAATATTTGTTACTACAGAATTCAAGAATACTTTAATATTTTTGGCAAATATATCAATTAGTGTTTTATATCCATCTTTAACAATTTTACCATTAGGATTCCAACCGTCATAATTTTTACATTTCATAATATCACTATTTAAACTACAATGTTCTGTTGCTCTATTTAGAATAGCACCTTCTATATCTTTATCAAAATTATATTTTTTTAATATTTTTTTACTAGCATTAGTTAATGAAATATTTGGAGTTTTTTTACAATTTTTATATAATAGGTTTGGTAATTTATGTAAAATATTTAAAACTTTTTTATTGGTTTCATTATCTAATTTTTTACCATCAGAATTATAAATTAATGTATCATCATCATTACTTAAACCACTATCTTTCTCATATTTAATATTAAATTTATCTAATAATTTTTTTAAAATATGATATTTACCTTTATGATGAAGCCAAGCAGCACCTAATGGAATTTTACCGAATCCTTTAATTACAGCATCGTGTATTCTACCACCTAATCTATCCCTAGCTTCTAAAACAATTACTTTTTTACCGTGTTGTTGAAGATAATTAGCAGCGGCTAATCCAGAAGCACCAGCACCAATAATAATAATATCTAATTCATCATCATCATTATCATAACACCATCTGTTTTTTTTTATATTTTTGAAATTAAATTTAAATTTATATGGATTCTTCCTTTTTTTAGTTTTATTTCTTTTTTTATTTATTGCTTTTTTAATTGTTTTATTCATATATAAAAATGAAATAAAAAAATAAACAAAAATTAAAAAGATGGTTTATCAGTAAATACTTGGGTAGTTGTTTTAACTATGGTATTACCAAATTGATCTAATACAAATAATCCTAAAACAGAAGATAAATAAATAATTAAAGCATCTCTAAATAATAATTTTAGAGGTATATTTTTTTTGGTTACAAATTTCATTTCTACAAATTTAATTATAACATAAATAAAACAAATTGCTAATCCAGAAATAAAATATGATTGACTCATTATAAATTATTTTAATTTATAAAATAAAATAATTTAACGCAATTAAGATAATACTTCTATATCTAATGAAGGAGGGGGTTTAATACTAGCTTGATTTAAATCGTGAACATCAGAAATATTTAATTTTAAATCTTCTCCGCCAATTTTTAAAGGACCATCATCATCATCATCATCAGCGTATTCAGCTTCTTCAGCTTTTCTTCTTGCATCATTTTCTTTTGATATTTTGTCTAAACGTTCAATATCTTTTGGAGCACTAATAATAGATTCTTTATTTGTTCCCATATCTAAAACATTATCGTTATCATTAAAACTTATATTAGTAGATTTTTCAGGAACAATAGAAGGAGGTTTTTCAACAGTTATTTCTTCAGGTTTGACAATAGTAGCAGTAGGTGTTTTATTAGTATCATTATTTTGTTTATCTAATTTTTCAGTTAATACTTCCATACTTTGTTCGAAAGAACTATTAGTATCTACATCGTCATCATCTAAATTTTTAGCATTAACAACATTAAAACCTAAATTAATTTTATTTTTAGTTAAATCAGCTTCTTCTTGTTCTTTTCTTAATTCTTCTTCTTCTCTTTTATCTTCTCTTTCTTTAATTTCCTCTTCTAATTTTTCAGTTTCTTCAATAGACATATTTTTTTGAACAAGTTCTTCTACTATTTCTTCATCTACAGTTTCATCAATATATGCTCTTAACATTTTTTCAACAGGAATGTTATTTCTGATAGCAGTTAAGATACTTTCCCTACAAATAATTTCACATTCTCTCATATTTTTTTGATATTGTAATGGCATAACATCTTTTTCAAACAAATATACATTTTCGTATAATTTTCTAGCAAAGTTAATGTAACAAGTATGAATAAAAGTAGATAATTTTGGAATATCGATATCAATTTTTTTTTGTTTTTGACTAACACGAACACTAGTTAAAATTTTTAAATGGGTAATATGAACACAAGCAATTAAGTCTTCCAGATAATTACAATGACTGTCTTTTACAATTCTATTACATTCTTCTAAAATAAGGGCTTCATTCCATTGAGGTACTCTGGTAAGAAAATTTTGAAATGTCATTAAATATTTTTCATATTCTTCATTTTCATTACATAATTTAACGGCTTCATCATAGACAGATTTTAATCCTTGAACCAATAAAGGCGTTAAAGTATTTAATAAACGAGCACAATATTCATTTTTAGCTTCAGACAAACAATTTACATTATAATCGTCCATTTTAAATATTCATTATATTATCTAAATCTGTGTTTTTCCGCAAAAAAAGATAATTTAAACAAAAAAATATTAATAAAATTTCGTGTCTAAATTGTTTTCTAATTTTATCATAATAAATTAATAATTTATATTTGTTAATAATATTAATTTTTGTTTTTTCTAAAAAATCAATAATATTCATAGCGTGATAACCTTTATTGTATAATTCGTGTGAAATATTATATATTTCTTTAACATCAAAATTATCTTGTAATGATTTATTATATAATTTTGTAATAATATTATTGAAATATTTATCTTTTTTTTGATATAATTTTTCATCATTAATAGAATTTTTATTATAATTATGTAAACTAGTTCTTTTACCATTAATTATAGGTAAAGGTATATAAATGTTACAGAAACGAGATAAAATAGGTTTTAATAGACAATCAGTATCTTCAATAATAATAAAAACACGTGTATTATGACTAAATTGTTCAATACATCTCCTTAAAGCAGATTGAGCATCAGTAGTTAACCATCCAGCATTAAACAACACAATACTTTTAAAAAAAACACCATTTAAATTTTGTATATTTGTTTTAGCAAAAAATTTTAATTCATCTCTAATAAAACGTATACCTTTACCGTGAGCACAATTAACATACATTACATAATCTTTTATTAGTTTATTATTATTATTATAAATTTTATTTATAAAATTATTAAGTATAAATCGTTTACCACTACCAGATTTACCATAAAAAATAATATGAGGTATTTTTTTATTTTTAATAAAGAAATCTAATTTGTCAGTTATATCTTTATGTATATTTATATGATCCATAAATGATTATATTAATTATATTTAAATTAAAATAAATATAATTAAACAACAGAGGTAATTGAGTGTGTATAAGGATTATTATGAAAAGGTTTTAATAAATCTGCTTCAGTTCTTTTATAATTAACACCAGCTTCTCTACGATTATTAGTTTGATATTTACCTAGAACAGATGTCCCCGAAGATGATTTTGGCATATTAGGTAAATAATGATTTGGTTGTTGTGGACAATTTTTCACATTACCAATATTCATAGTATTATTAAATAAATTATGATTACCAACATTATATCTATCGACTTTAGATATAGATTCTTTATTTATATTTTGATTCATTTTATACATATCACTGTGTATTTTTCCTTTAGCGCCAGTTGCTGATGTGGCACTAGGATTACCTAGAGCAGGACAAGTAGTAGTATCTCTTTGACCATACGTAGGTTGATGTGTATTTGTAGTGTGACCTCCATCATAATATCTATGTCCGTGATTATTATGTTTTGCATTTTCAGTTTGTTCTTTAATAGTTGTTTTTGGAGTATCATTAGGATTCCATATACGATGTTTTAATTGAACACCAGCATTAACATTACCAGTAGGTCTCATATTACCAATAACATTTTCTTTTCTAGTTGGTTTAATAATATCCATAATAGGAGCAACTAATGCTTTAACAAATCCGTGAGCATTACCCATTCTGGCATCATTATAACCAGTAACAGAACGAGAATTAGGCAAATTAGAATGAGATGACTTACCAAAATCTTTTGTTGTTGGGTCCCAACCATCTTTAACAGTAGCTACACCTAAATGTTTATCATTTCCGGGTAATTGTATTCTAGATGATTTTCTAAAAGCACCAGATTGATATGTTCCATTCTTTTCTTTGGCTACACCTCCAAAATGTTCTTTTATTTGATTTATTCTGTTTACATCACGAAGAATATTTTCACTTCTTATGGTTGGAGCTTCTCCAGAAGCGCCGGTTGTTGTCAACCATCTATCACTACTTTGAATATAGTATGTATCAGGTCTATTTTTTTCTACATTACCAATTTCTCCTCTAGGTCCTCTTCTACCTACGTGAGCTCCTAACATTTGTCCTTTATAGGAATTTTTTGGATTATTTTTTACTCTTAATTGATCAACAGTTTTTGGTAACCATTTATCTCTAGCTTCCATTCCAGAATTAAATCCACCAAATCCTTCTCTAGCAAATCCTTTATTTAATCCAGGACCAACTTGAACTTCTTCCCATGGTTTAACGTTGTTCATTTTGCTAGTTACATTATTTCTCATTCTTTCTTGCATATATTGAGTAGTTGAAGGCATTCCATTTGTCCAATTCATATCTTTTTGTGGTTTAAACATAGGGGCTTGTGAAACTTTTTCTATTTTTTGACTACCAGCACCAGAATATGAATCTAATAATCCTTCATATCCTTTTGTAGATTGAGTTACTGAAGACCCAAAAAAAGGCACCATATTATTATGTTTTAATTCACAAGGGTCCATTTCTTGACCTGTTAAACTTTTAAAATTATGAACATCTTTTTGTGTATCTTGTTCTTTCATTTTTGGATTATAATTTGGCATTTCAACATTTGGATTTGCGCCAGAATAATAATTTACATCTTTTTTTACTAATTCTTTATTTTCAACAGGATAGTTTTTTTGTGGTGTTTTTAGATTGGTTTTAAATCCGTGATTAAATAGTCTTTGATTTGTATTTCCTGTAAAATTTTCACGCATTGTTTCATATTCTTTCTTTTTTTCTTCATTATTTTGATTAGATATTATATACATAGCACCCAATCCTATTAGCGGTACAACTAATTCCATTATATATATAAGTAAAATATATTATCTTTATAAAAATAAACAAAATATATTATAAACAAGGTAATTTTGGAACATAGTTATCTCTTTCTAAAAGTCGTGTACTTAAATTATTTTGAAAATGTAAACAAACATTTTCTTGAGGGTCAAATAAAGGATAATCTCTTCTATTTTGTTCTAAAGATTTATAATTTCTAGCAGGATGTGTTACTCTAGATTGGTCCGTTACTGGTGCTGAACAAGTTTCAAAATGCATTGGTCTCACCTGAACTTCATTATGTTTATAGGAACATTCCGTATTAAACATACCACCTGCTTTTAATTTTCTTCCTACACCTTTTAAATCACTATCTATATCTATAGGATGACCATCCTTAACTTTCATAAGATTAGCTCCGAATTTTTGTATTCTTATTTGTGGATCTTGCATATAACAATGTTCTGAAAATGGACCTGGAACATTTAACATATACCTACAAGTTCCTGTAGATTGCTGTAATTTTTTTTGTGTCCTTAAACTATCATAATTATATCTAGTAAATGCCATATATAATTATATTACAAAATAAATTTTATTTAAGAACTATTATTATCTAGAACATATTTATTTTTTAAATCTTCTATTATTTTACTTAATTTATGAACTTCTAATTTTAAATCGTTTATATGTTCTAATAATTTCGTATTTGTTGAATCTGTATAATCTGGATAATTAGTTGCAGAATATTGTAATGCAGCACCTCCTGTGGGAACTACCGATGATATTTGTGTTCTATTTGTTGTTGTATTTAATAAAGTTCTTTCTGCTGTGGTTATTATTTCACCAGAACCTACACTAGTTACATCACCTAAATCAGCAGCATTAATGGTTATATGATCACTACCATCAAATGATTTACCTGCTATATTAACTGCTATTTTTAATTTATTAGTAGTGCTAGAATTTCCAGTTAAATTACCTGTTACATCGCCTGATAAATTACCTTGTATAGTTTGACTAAAAGTAACTTGACCATTTGTCGCTATTACCATTGCATCGTCATCACCAACACTTCCTATTTTACCACCATTTGATATTTTTAGACCTGTTAATGTTCCTACAGATGTTATTCCTGTTTGAGCACCTGATACACTAGTTGCTGTATCAGCATTACCAGTTAAATCGCCTGTTACATCACCTGATAAATTACCTTGAATAGTTTGACTAAAAGTAACTTGACCATTTGCTGCTATTACCATTGCATCGTCATCACCAACACTTCCTATTTTACCACCGTTTGATATTTTTAGACCTGTTAATGTTCCTACCGATGTAATAGCTGTTTGTGATGCATTTGTTACAGAAGCAGCAGTTCCACTAACATTTCCTGTAACATTACCTTCTATGTCTACTATCAATGAACCCTTTGTAATAGTAGCTCCACTATCTGTTGTAGTTCCCATATGAAATTTATCACTACCTTCATCCCAAAATATTGCGGCAGAATCTAGAGTTCCTCTATTAATCAAAATACCAGAATCTACACTATTTGCTGCTGTTACACCATTATTTAATGTAATTGTCCTATCAATTATATCCATATTTGTTTGATTAACTGTTACTATATCGCCATCTACGTGTAAATCTCCTTCAATGATAACTTTTTCTGTAGATTTTAATTTAATACCTGAAGAATACTGAATATAATTATTAGCATCAAATGTAATTTTATTTTCAAATTTTGTTTCATCTTTAAATGTTTTTATTCCATAAACATCCTGGTCTTTTGCTTCTACAGGGTCTCCGGCTGATGGTGGAACTTTTGATGCCATCAATGCACCAGCATTAAAAACATTAATATTATCAGTATCTAATGTTGCTAGTGCTAATTTTGTTCTTTCAGCATCAGTAATTATAGAACCAGAACCTCCTTTTCCTGTTCCTAATATATCTTCAATACCTAATGATATATTACCTTGTCCATAATATGGTTTATTATTAATAGTTGTTTGTGTAGCAAAGGCTGTAGCAGTGTCACAATTACCTTGTATACCAGCATTGGCAATTATTTTTTTAGTAAAAGTTATTTGTCCGTCGGCAACATCATTACCAGTTGAACTAATTCTATCATTTATTAAATTAGATATTTGTGTATAAAAAGAACCAGCAGTTCCATCGGTTGCACCATCATCTAATGCATCATTTATAGTATTAATAGCTGTTATAACATTAGTTAATGTTTCAGAACCAGTTAATGTATTTACAGTATTTTGTAAATTAGTTATATTAGTAGTATTTTGTGTAATACTTGCAGTATGATTATTTGTAGTTGTTGTTAAAGTAGCTACATCAACATCATCTAAATTTTTCCAACTAGTATTTCCATTTTGATCTATAACCAAATACTGATTATCTATACCATTATGTGTATTTGTATATGTTACTTCTCTTTGTGTTCCCGTATTTTTTAATTTTAATTTACCAAAACTTTTAACATCAACTATATTACTATTTCCTAACTGAATTGTATTTGATGACGAAACGTGAGCTTGATTACCAACAGCTACTGTATTTACTAAACTAGGTTGACCAATAGAAGGTCCAGAATCATATCCAATATATGTATTGTAAGTTCCGTGAATATTATTCGAACCACTATTATATCCTATACCTACATTTCCTTCCTTTTGATTATTTTTTAATGCTTCGAATCCAACCGCGACACTATTTTTAGATGCATTTACAGCATTCAAAGAGTCCGAACCAATGGCTACATTATTTTGACCAGAAGTTAATGATAATAATGAATTATGTCCAATACCTATATTATTACTAGCATCAACTAATGTTCCTGTAGATGTAGTCCCTATTAATATACTTTTTTCAAAATTAGTTGTATTTGCTTTACAGTCTGATAATTCATTTAATTTACTAGCAGCAGAACTGCTAATAACATTATTCGTTCCTATAATAATTCTACCACCTGCTGTTAATTTTGGTTGTTTTGCATCTAATAAAGTCTGTAATGTATGAACTTGTTGTATTGTAACAGAATTATCTGTTAAAACATTTTGTTTTGCATTTAATTGATTTTGTAAATCTGATATATATGATATTTGTAAATCATTTGCTCCTATAATAGGTTGTTTATTTGCCAAATCATTTATTAAATTATTAATTTTAGATTGTGGTAAAGTATTATTACCTATTAATGGTTGTTTTTCATCTAATTTAGTTTGTAAACCAGAAACTTGTGCTATTGATAAATCACCATTAGATATAACAGCATTTTTGCCATTTAGAGCTGTTTGTAATCCAATAACATTGCTAATATTTAAATTAGGGTAAGTATTATCTGCTTTATTATTTATTGCTGTTTGTAAACCATTAATATGACTTATTTCTAAACCATTAACACCAATAGTATTTTGTTTATTTAATAAACTAGCTGTATTACTATTAATATTTGTAGTATTTGTAGCTATATTTGTAGTATTTGTAGCTATGTTATTAGTATTTGTAGTTATATTTGTTGTATTTGTTCCTAATTTTGTAATAACATTTGAACCAATGCCAGTAGGGTCACCTAACGCATCTGATAATTCTTTCAATGTATCTAAAGCAGCAACAGAACCATTCATCAATGTATCCATTCTAGCTTTTTCTGTAGCAATATCATTAGCATTGGTTGTAATATTTGTGGTATTAGTTGTAATATTTGTGGTATTAGTTGTAATATTTGTGGTATTTGTAGCAATATTTGTAGTATTTGTAGTTTGTTGTGGTTTTGTTACAGTTTCTAATATATTCATACTTACATCTAATTTATTTAATCTATTTTTATGACTATATAATTGAATTTTGGCATTGGTTGTTGTTTGAACATTTTCATTTGTAAATTCTAATATTTGAGCAGTTGTTTCAATATCATTTGATTGATAATTTATTTGTTCGGTTCCATCACTTTTTCCAGTTAATGTAATAACCGAACCATTAATTATATTAGTTATATTTGCTAAATTTAAATTTGTAATTTGTGTATTTAAAGCATTTGCAGTAGCATCTGTATTTCCAGCCACACCATTAAAAGTTATATTAGCATTATTAATTTTAATTGAATATTGAACAGCATCTGGTGTTCCATTAAATGTTAATGTTTGTGTTGCTGGTACAGGATTTGATCCGTTTCCTACAACATCAGTTTCTAAATTGGTAAGTCTATTATCCTGTAAATTTAAAGTTGTCGTATGTGTTGTTAAATTATTATTTATAGTAACTAAATTATTTTGTTCAATAACATCTAATCTAACATCTAATGCATTAATATCAGCATCATTGTTTGTTATATTATTGGTATTTTGATTAATTTTGGTTAAATTATTTGCTATATTAGTAATATTAGTATTTATATTAGTTGTATTTCCACTAATAGTAGAACTATTATTACCTATATTTGTTTGATTTGTTAATACTAATGTATTATTATTCATTGTATCGGTAAAAACTTTATTCATACTAGCATCAGTTCTGTTTCTCCATAATTGAGTATCTGCTTTGAAGGCATTTAATGTAGTTATATTATTTGTATTTGTAGTAATATTAGCCAGATTAGTAGCAATATCATTTGTATTTGTAGTAATTCTATTATTGTGATTAGTTATTGTTGTATTATTATTTGCAATATTTGTAGTGTTTGTAGAAATACTACCAGAAAATCCAGTATTAGTTGCTCCTTGATTAGCAAGATTGGTTGCAATATTATTAGTATTTGTATTAACTTGATTAGTATGTGTATCTAATATAGTTTGAAATTGATTTAATGAGGCGTCTGTTTTTATATTAGTTAAATTAATACTATTAATACTTGTATCGTGAACAGTTAATCTGGTTGATATAGAACCAGCTATATTAGTATCATCGCCTATTATATTTGCAATTTCTTTTAATGTATCCATAGCTTGAGGAGCACCATTAATTAAATTAGAAATTTCAGTGGGAATACGATTTTTTGATAAATCTTCTATAGCTAATCTATTATTGTTAATTAATGTAGAAAATTGAGGACCAGGTGCAGATATCCATCTACCCACTTCAGTTTTATTGGTAGGTTCTCTCCATATTAATACATCTCCGTTATGTAAATCATAACTTTTTGGAATATCGTGTAAATCCGTTGATACTAATGAACCCGTTGCATTTGATCTATTTCTTTCGTGTTCTGATTGAAACATAAATCCTGACATATATAGTTTATTTATAAAATAATTTATATATGAAAATTACATTACTAAATTATTATAAATTAGATAATTCAACTTTTTTCCAAACAGCATCATCATTTCCTTCTCCTGTTAATCCACTTACACATATATACATATAGTAAGTTCCATTATCATCAGCGTATTTTATTTGTCCTTGTGTTCCAGCTGCTGAAGTTGGAATGCCATTTGATGCTACTTCTCCAACACACTTTGTAGATTCAGTAGCAGTATCAGCATTACCAGTTACATTACCAGTAACATTACCTTTGAAAACAGCAGGTGTAAATGTAGTTCCGTCGTGTGTAGCATTAGTTATAACATTTTCATCTCCACTATTATCACTTTTTTTACCAATAAGATTACCATTTATATTACCATTTATAATTTTACCTGAATGTAAATTTATATTGCCACTCATATCTAGATTTCCACTAATATCAATTCCATTATGAGCTTTAAATAAACTAGTGAATGTTTTGATGCCTTCTATGGTTTGGTCAATTCCATCTTGTAAAGATTTATTATTAACGCTATATAACATATTTCTTTCAGTATCAGTGATAATACTTCTAGTATCAGTAACATTCCATCCAGTAACGCTTATTTGTTTTAAATAATCTAATAATTTACCTGTTACACCACCTTCTAATGTTTGGTTAGTATTTAATTCAGTATGTAAATTAGTAAAATTAGTTCTTTCTGTTGTTGTTATTATTTCACCAGAACCAACATTAGTGACATCACTTAAATCAGTTACAGAACTAGTAGTATATATTCCATTAGTTACAGTATCTGCATTACCTGTGAGATTACCAGTTACATTACCTTTAAAAACAGCAGGAGAAAATGTAGTTCCATCGTGTGTAGCATTAGTTATAACATTTTCATCACCAGTATTATCACTTTTTTTACCAATAAGATTACCAGTTATATTACCAGTTACATTACCAGTTACATTACCAGTGACATCACCATTAAGGTTACCAGTGACATTACCAGTGACATTACCATTAAGGTCACCAGTAACATCACCTTTTAATCCTTCTTGAGCATCAATAGGTCCAGAAAAAACGGTATCAACATTGGTAGTTCCAACAGCAGTTAAATTAGGTAATGTATTTTGCCAGGAATCAATACCTATCATTTTAGGAGTAAATAATACGTGATCAGTGCCATTAAAGTAAACATAATCACCATTAGATACTCCATTATTGACAGTAACTACATTTTCATTTGTAATTTCATTAATTTTTGAAGTAGTAGCAGCATCACCTGATTGATATGTAAAAGAAGAGCTATCAATTAAACCTTGGATAGTAACTATATTATCAGAAACCGAAGATAAGAAACCAGTAATATTAAAAGCACTTTCAAGAGCAGTAGCAGTAGCATTGGCATCATTAGCAACACCTTGAAATGAAATGGTTGTTCCGTTAATTTTAATAGAATAAGTATAATTAGTAGGATTGGCATCAATAGTAAATGTTTGACTAGCTCTTTTATTTTCAACGCCAGCATCAAAATTAGTTCCAAATTTTCTGCTTGTAGCAAGTTTAGTAGAGCTACCAGAAATAGTACCAACAGATTCGACATTACCTACAAATTTGGTAGCAGTTAAAGTTCCATCATTAGGATTCCAAGTTAATCTGTTATCTGTATTAATATCAGAACTACCTGTAGTAGGAGCAAAACAAACTAATTGATTTATATCAGTGCTTTGGTCTGTTTGAATATCTATTTTTCTAGGAGTAATATGTTGTGTGTTATCGAAAACAACACCACCAATCATTTTTGCACCATCTAATTGCGAAGCAGAACCGGCAGAACCAGTAATATTACCAACAATATTATTATTAGCAGTGAGAGTTCCTAAAAATGTTTTATCACCATTAATATTTTGATTTCCAGTTATATGAACAGTTTCAGCTTTAGTTGCGATTAAAGTATCATCAAGAGCTTGTAATTTGGTTCTTTCGGCGGCAGTAATTATTTCACCAGAACCCGCATTAGAAACATCATTTAAATCAGTTACACTACTAGTAGTATATATTCCATTAGTAACAGTAGCTGCTTCGCCGTTTAATGTTTTACCAGCAGGGATTATAATACCATCTGTAAATGTAACATTATGAGCAAAGTTTTTTTTACCAGTTATTTGTTGAGTAGGGTCAGTTTCTAAATTACCATTGGTAACATATTTACTGGCATCATTTGTGTGTATTATACTACCACCAAGAGCTTGTGTTAAAAGGTCTCTTTCAGCAGTAGTTATAATAGAACCAGAACCAGTGCTGGTTACATCGGCTAAATCAGTAGCATTGATAGCAATATCAGCACTGCCATCAAAATCAATGCCAGCAATTTTAACAGTATTTTTAAGTTTAGAAGCAGAGGTAGAATTTCCTAATAAATCAACATTATTAAGAACAGGAGCAGTATTAAATGTAAAAATACCATCAATAGAAGTATTTTCATCCGCTTTAACACGTGAATTAATATTAGTTAATATAGTGGTGGAAAAATTAGCATCACTACCTAAAGCATCTGCTAATTCTTTTAATGTATTAAGAGCTTCAGGAGCATTATTAGTAAGATTATTAATAGCAATTTCGTGATTAGAAATATTAGTTTGATTAGTAGTTATTTGAGTTAAATCTTTACCACAAATTATATTAACACCACCATCTAATTTATTTTTTAATACAGTAGATAATTTATCAATTTCAATAGTATTATTATTTATTTGAGTATTAGTAATAGCATTATCATCAATATTAGAAGTTTTGACAGCTTTGCTGCCAATTTTTTGATTAGTTACAGAACCAGAACCTAATTTGGCTTCAGTAATTTGAGCATCATCAATATGAGCAGTTAAAATGGCGCTATCGGCAATCTTTGAGGAAATAACGGAATCAGGTCCTAATTTTGCTGCTGTAATTTGATTATTTTGAATATTAGATGTGACAATAGAATCGTCGGCAATTTTATCATTAGTAATAGCATCATTAACAATATTATTAGTATCAACGCATAAATTAGCTAAACTATTATTAGCAATAGTAGCATTTGCAATTTTATCATTAGTAATAGTATTATCAGCTATTTTATTATTAGTGACGGCTTTATTGACTAATTGAATAGTATCAATAGCATTGGAACTAATTTTTGCATTTGTAATTTGTAAATCTTTAATATGAGCTGTTCTGATAGCCTCATTATTAATTTTTTCAAATGTAATACCATTGGGGGCATTTTGAATTTTATCACCATTAATAGTAGCTAATGATATGTTATTGTCTACGATAGTATTATTAGCAATATTAGCATAAGTAATAGTTCCGGGTTTTATGTGAGTATTTGGTAGACTACCGCCTAGAATGGTATTAAAAGCGATTTTATTTTCAGTAACAGCGCTATCAATAATGTTATTTTCAGCAATACAAAGATGTGATAATTTTGCATTGGTAACATTACCGTCTTTTATTTTAGAAGAAGTTACAGCATTGGTAGCAATTTTGGATTCAATTACAGAATTAGTAGCTAATTTATCTTCAATAACAGCTAAATCTTTTATTTTACCAGTAGTAATGGCATCCATAGCGATGTCATCAGTTAAAATACCACCATTAAGAATACATCTAGAATCAATAGATTGTGTTTGTATATGTTGATTAATGACTTCGCCGTTTAAAATGTGTTCTCTTTTAATAGAATCATCAGCAATTTTAGTTTCATCAATAATATCATCATCTAAATTGATTCTTTGTATACGATTAGTACCATCAGTAGAAATACTAGAAGTAGTTACATTTCCGGGAAGAATTTTAACAGTAGTTATACTATTATCAGCAATTTTTTCAGTAGTAATATTTTGATTAAGAATTTTAGAAGTAATAACAGAGTTATTAGCAAGGTCATTGCTTACGATAGTTCCATCAGTAATAAGTGAAGAAGTGATACAACCAGCTTTGATGAGAGTTTCATCAATAGCACCGGGAGTAATATTTTGAGTAATAATACGATTGGTGCCAACTTTGGCAATTTGATTATGTGAAATAGAATTATCAATTATACGAGTAGAACCATCTATAGTTTTATAAGCAATTTTAACATCAGTGATAGCACCGGTAGCAATTTTATTAGTAGTGATAGTTTCACCTAATATTTCAGTAGCAGTAATAGTTCCTTCTTTAATATGAGATGTTACTTGTGGATCAGCACTGCCATAAATTTCACCTTCTTTAACGTGTTCTTTTTTAACTTGATCGATGCCAATTTTATCAGATGTAATACTGGAATTAAGTATACAGCGAGTATTAACAGCATTATCATCAATTTTAGAATTATTAATACAAGCATCTAATAATTTAACACGTGTAACATTAGCATCTTTAATATTATCAGTATAAACAGCAGCACCGTTAGCGTCAGAAGTTCTAGATAAAGCATCGTGTAATATTTGTCGGTCGATTATATGAGTGGAATTAATAATATCAGGTTCTAAATTATGAGCTTGAATAGCATTATTAGCTAATTTGGAATTAGTAACAGCACCATCTTTAATAGTAGTAGTTTGAACAGCATTGACATCTAATTTTCCAAAATTAATAGCACCATTAACGATTTTTTCACGAGAAACACAAGGAGTTTCAGTAATATTGCCGTTAGCATCGACTTTACCAGATAATTTAATAGTAGTTACTGAACTATCAGCAATTTTGGAAGTAGTAATATTACCATTAACAATTTTATCAGTAGTAACAGAATTGGTGGCAATATGTGTATTATTTATGGTAGATGGGATGATATGAGTTCCAGTGATGGCATTAAGATTGATGTTATTAGATACGGTAATTTTATCTAATTTATTACTATGTCCATTAATACGAGTTATTAAATCACCAACGTGATTATCAGGATTACCTATAACATCAGCGATTTCTTTAAGAGTATCTAAATTTTGTTGTATATTGGTGTCACCTAAAATTTCTGTTTTTAAAGCAGCTAAATCGGCAGAAGTGACAGAATCTTTACCACTTAAGATATAACGACCAACATTTTCATCCCACATAATGAATTCTCTATGTTTTTTTATAATTGGAAAATCTTCAATATCAGCACTAATAATATTTCTAGTGGCTTGTCTTCTATTTTCTCTTTTTCTAGTTGTATTATGATACATCTTTATGTATTTTAATGATAAAAAATATATAAAGTAATAATTAATTATGAAGAAAAAGGTCCAGTAGGTCTTTGATATTTTTCTTGAACTAAAGGAGCGGGTATGAAAAGTGGTAATTTATTCATCCATTTACAATTATTTAAATTGTTAATTTGAGGAATGATAATTTTTTGAGGTTTTACTAAATTGGTAGAACCAATGCCGAATAATTTGCTTTCGATATCAGCAGTGTTATTAGAAAGAACATTATGATTATATCCAGAACTCATATTACCAGATATTATTCCTAAATCGGGAAAACAATTATCTTTTTGAACGGAAGTATGTAAATCGATAGTATTATCAAATATTCTATTATATTGACAATTTCGAATATCGTGATGGGATTGTGTATTTTTGTATCTAGTACTAGACATTATATTATATATATTATTTATTATTTTTTAAATTTTGAATTAATTTATCAAAACTTTCTTCAGTAGGTGTAGCATATAGTTTCCATTCTTTTAAACAATTATGAAACAATTGAAAATTTTCATAATTAAATAATAAAATGAAAAGAGAGAAATTATCAGTAGTATCTCTTTGTAGTAGTTGTATTAATAAATTATCACTTTGATTACTTTTAATAGTATCTAATACAAATAAAATAAAAGGAACAGTTTTAATATTATTATAGAATTTTTCCATTTTTTTCATAATAAGATCATTATCATATTTTTCAAGATTCCATACAGATAAAAAATCAGTTTGATATTGTTCTTCTCTTTCTTTATCAAGATAATCTACATTATGAGAATAATTATACATATTAAATTAATATTTAATATATATTTAAGTGATTTTTACATACATTTACCGTTTTTGCGATTAAAATAATCCATATCTCGAGTTAATTCACGAGAAGGCAATCCACCACGAATCCAACCTTCATTAGCAACACCTTCAACTAAATTAGCAGGATTTTGAATGGTTGCTTTAAGTGAAGGAACAAGATCAACATTCATAGCACCATAATTTTTTTCAGTAATTTGTTTACAGCTTTTTTTGTCCATAACACTAGCACCTTGCATTAATTTAGATTCAAGAACAGGATTAGAAGGTCCACGTCCTAAAAAGGGGACAGTTAAATAAGGTCTTTCTTGTAAATTGATTCTACATTTTGGATTAGTTTGTACACTTCCTATACGAAGATTAGAGTCATTATCGATAGTGCAACCAGCAGAAACACCAGCACCACCATTATAATATACGTTAGGTTGAGATGTTGCAAAATGAATAGGTTTACCCATACAGGAATCTTTTTCAAAATGATTATATGTTAAATAACTACCAACTTTTTGATTTTGTAAATCTTTTTCAGAAATACCACATAAATCATTACCAATTCTAGACATGGTATCAAATGTAAAATTATGTACGTTAGCCATTATATATATAATAATGGATAAGATAAAAAATTAATAGTAAATTCCTCCAATTCTTCGATTAATTTTGGAACAAGCATCTACATCACCTTCTTTACAAGAAGGCATATTACCATAACAAAATTCAGCGAAAGCTTTTTGAGCATTAGGTATGGTAGTATTAGGCATTGAATGAAAAGACCTCATAGTATGTTCAAATGATAAATTATCTCCTAAATCTTCGAATAATTTTTTAGCATAAGGATTTTTGTTCCAATATTTTGCATTTTTATTGATTTTATTGGTTATATTTTTATTATAAGAAGGTGCGGCTTTTTTTCGTTTTGGGTCGTCTTTATAATCAGTTAACATAACATTCATTAATGGATTTTTAGCAGTAGGTTCCTGAAATACACCTTTAAAAACATTAGAAAAGTCATCACCACTAATATTTTGAAAACCTTCTTTTGCAATAGTTTCTTTTATTTTTGCATTTTGTTCTCTTTCATATTGTGTTTTCCATAAAATAACTAAAATTATTAATGTAATAACAGAAGTTATAACTATTTTTACAGATTTTGTTAAAGCAAATCCTAAAATAGTTAATAAAATAATTAATCTAGTTATAGCATTTAATTTTAGTTCTAATTCCATTCCTTCTGTAGGCCATAATTCTAAAATATGATTTTTATCAAATAAGTTTAATGGATTATATAGCCAAAATTTACTCATAATATTTATATATATTATACTATTTATTTTTTATTTTTATTTTTCTTTTTCTTCTTCTTTTTCTTCTTCTTTTTAACTGATTCGTCAAGATTTATATCAAGAGATGGATTTAATTTGCTTTTTTCTACATTATTATTATTTCCATAACTAGAATATTTCATTTTTAATTCTCTTTCTTTTTTTCGTTGTTCTAATTTAGCTCTCATTCTTTCTTTTTGTTTGCTCATTTTAATATTTCTATTTAAATTAGATTGCATAGCAGATATATTCATTTTACCTTGACCTGCTGGTGGTTTCATACCAAAATTTTTAAACATTTGTTCCATATTTTTCATACCAGGCATAGATTTCATTTTTTTCATAATTTCACTTGCTTCTTCCATTAATTCACTTTCTTTTATTTCACCTGATTTTAGTTTAGCATCTAATTTAGAGCCTACTTTTTTTACCATACCTAGTAATTTACCAGGATTTTTAAACATTTTTTCAAATATCTGACTAGAATTTTTGGCATTATTCATATCTATATCTAATTCCTTTGCTGTTTCTTCAGCTATTTCGCTTGCTAATTTACCTAATTTACCATTTAATAGTCCATTAATGTGTGAATTTATATCGTCAGCATTAGGCATTTTACCATCAAAATTTACTCCACTCATATCAATACCACTTAAATCAATACCACTTAAATCAATACCACTTAAATCCATACCACTTAAATCAAACATATTTGTCATTTCATCGATAGTATCTTTTAATTTTGTTTTAAATTCATCTTCATCTATTGCTTCAAATAATTTTGCTGTATCACCAAATGAATCACTAGTATTTAATGAACCAGAAATACAGAATAATATTAATTGCAAATATTTCCAAAGTGTTTCTTTTGTATTATCTGTAATTTTACTTTTAAAAAAATAAGCAAAATCTATATTGGGTAGAAAAAAAGTATTACTTTCTTTATTATCAAACATTTCATCATTTTTATATAAAATATCAAAAAATCTACTAGGATATACTTTTAGACAATATTCAAATAATTTATTATTTGATAAATCGGTATTACTAATAATATTTAATTCATCTTGAGATATATTATTTTTATATTCTGGAAAAGTATTAAGTAAATCAGTTAAAAAATCTTTCATAATTTTGAAAAATTCAGCAGGTGGTTCAACATTATTTGATGAAGAATCAACATTGTTCGATGAATTGTCTGTAAAATTCATTCTAATATTAATTAAAATATATTTTTTATATTTTAATTTTACTAATTAACATATAGATTACTTAATTTACATAAATTTTGTATATATTTTAAACTTTTTTCTCTATTACCAGAATCCATTTCTTTTATTTGTTTTTTTATTTCTAATGTCCAATCATCATATTCATTTATTTCTTTAGTTGATTTTTTATCTCCAAAATAATTTTTAAAATCATTAGTATAATTTTTATTTAACATTGTATTTAAATCTCCGTTTAATATTTCTTTACCATACGGTTTAGTTACCCAAGCATACCATCCTTTTGGTAAAAAACTAGGATTCATAAATTCTAAAGATTTTACCCAAGTTCTACCAGTTTTAAGTTCTAGATTATCTGGATATAATAAAATTAAATCATCATAAAATTCCTTTAAATGTTTAATGAATGCTTTTTGTATAAATTTTTTATCAGACATATAATAGATATTATTTAAATTATATATTTAAATAGTATTTATCAAAAAATTATTTACATTTGTAAAGGTTGTTGTTGATTTTGCCAGGCTACATCTTTGTTTCTTGTATCAGTATATTGTTTTACAGCTTCTTCACTTGTTTTTTCTTTAACATAGTCTTCAGGTGGTGTATCTATTTTATGATAGCTATCAATAGTTCTATAACTATGCATTTGTCTTAATCCACCTTGTCCTTTTACTCCCAATTCATCAGATGATTGATCTAAAAATGAATAGCTATCTGACATCCCGACACCTTCTTCACCGCTAAATGAATATGCCATAGGTTCACCTTCCATTTTAACAGCTTCTTTGCGTTCGTTATCTATTTGAGGTCTTAAAAATTGTAATATATCAGTTCCAAATAATATTTTATTACCGTGATGTAATAATAATAAAGCGGGAACTCTGTTTATTTTCTTTGGTAATAATATTTCATTACCATCATCTAATAATAAATAGGTTTTTTCATTTTTATCAACTCTTTTATCTATAGACAAAAAATGAATATCTTTTTTTAAAATAGTTTTATTTAAGATTTTTAATAAATTTTGACAATGTGTGCAATATTTACTAAAATACAATACACTAGATTTTGACATAATTAAAAATAATAGATAAAATTTAAATAGATTATTAACTAATTTTCTAAATTAAATAAAAATTGATATTAAATATTAAATTATAAATTTAATATATAAATGCCAAAAAAAGAATCAAAAAAACAAGTATTATATTCAGTTAATCCCAAAGTCAATATTGGAGGGTTAACTAAAGGCGATTATAAATTTACGTTGTCTAATGTTAATGTTAGTGTAGCAAATGCAATTAGAAGAACTATATTGACAGATATAAAAACAGTAGTTATAAAAGAGAAATCAGAAGATAACAAACCATTAATAAATATAATAGAAAATACATCACAGTTTAATAATCAAATATTAATACAAAGATTAGGTTGTATTCCTGTATATAATTGTAGTGATGGAAAAAATGATGAAGTATGTTCTAGATATGAATTACAATGTGATGTTCAAAATGATAAAAATGAATTATTAAATGTAACTACAGAACACTTTGATATTAAAGATTTAAAAACAGATAAATATTTAAAAAAAAGTGATGTTGCAAAAATATTTCCACCAAATAGAATTACAAAAGATTATATAGTATTTGCTAGATTAAAACCAAAAATATCAAATGATATTCCAGGAGAAAAAATAAAATTTACAGCAAAGTTTTCATTAGCAAGCGCAAAAGAGAATTCAATGTATAATGTTGTAAGCACTTGTGCATATGGAAATACATTAGACCAAGAAAGAATTTATGATGAAAGGAAAAAAAAAGAAAAAGAGTTAGCAGATAGTAAAGAAATGAATGAATCGGAAATAAATAAATATCTACAAAATTGGGATAATCACGATGTAAAAAGATATTATATTGAAAATTCATTTGATTTTACATTAAAAACATTAGGTGTGTATGATAATGATGATATTGTGAAAAAAGCGTGTGATATTATTATATCACATTTAGAAAATATACAAAATATGTGTGATAAACAAGAAATAGAAATTAAAGAAAATCCTATAATAATGGATAATTCTTGGGATATTATTTTACAAAATTATAGTTATACAATAGGTAAAATTTTAGAATGGTTATTACATTATAAATTTTATATGCAATTAAATGAAATGAAATATGTTGGATTTTTAAAAGAACATCCACATAATACACATTCTATAATAAGAGTTTCATATACTAACAAAAAATTATCAAATAAAAATTATGTATATTTATGTTTAAAAGAAGCTTGTAGAGTAAATATATTACTTTTTAAGAATATAAAAAAAGAATTTCAATAAATAAAATATAAATTTAATTATTTTATTTATTTATTTATTT